CTAATACTAATGGTGGATTTGTATTTGTGTATCCAGCACCAGCATTGGTGATTGTAATTGCAGATATTGTTCCAACACCAGAAACAGTTGCAACGGCAGTTGCATTTGCGGATGTAGTTCCAATACCAGCATGAATTGTTCCAATACCAGCTGTCACACCAATTGAAACGTGTGGTGCAACTGTATATCCAGATCCACCATCTGATATTACAACTGTTGTGATTCCACTAGTTCCAGAAACTACTGCTGTTGCAGCAACTCCAGTTTTAGATGTACGATCAAGAATTAATACTTTTTGTTTAACCTCAACAATATCATCAACCTGATTAAACAATGGAACTGATGTATCCACAAACATTTCAGTAGATCCAGCAGATACACTCTTAATTAGATATGCAGTTGGTCGAATATTAGGTTCTAATTCAACTCTATCCTTACCAATTCCAATGTTATTAACAAATACATCTTGTGTTTGTTTTTTCCAAGTAACTGGTCTTTCAAGTGTTCTTATAGTTGTGATTCCAGCATCGATGTAAGTATTTGTAGTTACTGTGTCAGATGTTGTGATTCCTGTAACTGTTCTTGGTTCTTGTTGGAATACATCATCTAAACCAACATCAGGATATTTATTGATTGTTAAACTA